CATTGAACACGCCAATCGAAGTGGGTAAGTCGAAGATGTATAAATACCTGCGACTTGCTGATGGCAGGTTGTGGGCTGAGAATCGCGGTTTAATAATAGAAATCAGGAGTGATAAATAATGAATACACACGCAACAGTAACGATTAGAAGCATATACGGACAAGACCGAATCTATCCTGAGAACGACACGGCTATGGCACTAGCTGCGCTGCTAGGCTCTAAAACGTTCACTAGGGAGCAAATAGCCAAGGCTAAGGCATTGGGGTACACGTTTGAGATTAAAGCGCCTGAGGTGACCATATGAGCTTCAACGCGCCGCAGGCGAGATACCTAGCAAGACTACTAAAGATTAAGAACCCAACGCCGCTAGAGACTAAGACCATTGAGTCGCTTATAAAGGACTTAGGCGCGTACGGTGAGAGTTTGTACAGGATAGCAAAGGAGCGGCAGTATGAGCTTGTTTGATTGTTTCGAGTGGGCGTTAGATGAAGCACAATGGCTAGCCCAAGTGACCCAGAACAAGCAAGCGATTATCAGCTGCGAAGATAAGTATGGCGTTATAGCCTGTAATGACTTAGACTGTAGCGCCACAGTATTGGAAATAATAGGAGTTATAAACCATGATCAATGATTGGATAGACCCACCCGACAGCGTAGTCTTTACCGATGACGAAGTAGGTGCGCTAGAGAATGCTACCCTGCAAGAGAGCCGCCACAGGTTGCTAAACAACACTACTCTGCTTTGGGAAGCTATCGGCCCCGATGCCTTACCTAAAGACGAGACAGCTGCGACCAACCTAGAGACTGCAATAGCTTCTGCACTGGTCGAAGAAGACTACGAACTACTTGGCAGGCTTGTTACTGGTTTGGCTCTAACTTACGTCTACGAAATAACTCGTGATGAGATATACGATGATTGGGAGAGGTATGTTAATGAATATTAATAATTGCTCTACTGCCTGTAATGTTCTGCCCTGTCAATTATGGGTAACTGCACAGGCGCGGCAGGTTATCGGAGCATATCACGGATTTTTAATATCGTATAGCGAGGGTTGTAACAATGAGTGACAAAGAGATTGTTGGGAATGAGTGGGATTTGCTTATAGCGTGGCGCAATGGGTTCGGGTTTGACTTGTCAGCACCTGCTAAGGCTTACTACACAGTCGAGGACGATAATAAACAGCTGATGCATATCAGTGTCGGCGGGTTTGAGTTACTATTACCCTTTATAGCCATACAACTAATGGAGACGACCTATTATGAGTAAATCAATCGAAACACACCTGCCCTGCCCTGACTGCGGCAGCAGTGACGCTTTATGTTTGAATGAAGACCTGAGTACGTACTGCTTCAGCTGTCACAAGTACACACCGCCAAGCGAAAGCAATCAGCAAAGGCGCGTAGAAGCCCCTGTAAGCCCGTCTAAGCCCTCTAAGCCGTTTAGTGATACCTTGAGCCTACTTACTCGACAAAACTTCGTAGGCGTCCCTGAGAGAGGTATTAGCGCTGCTACGATGAAGAGCTACGGAGTTGTCGTTGATAGCGGGCAGGTTGTATACCCCTATTTTGCCAGTGACGAGCCAGTAACGCCCATTGCTGCAAAGGTTAGATATCCTGACAAGCGTTTCCAAACTGTAGGCGATTGGTCTAGAGGTGGTTTGTTCGGTCAGCAGGTGTTCGGTAAGGGTGGCAAGTACGTTACTATCACTGAGGGTGAATTTGACGCGCTAGCAGCGTTTCAGATGATGGGGAGCAAGTACCCTGTAGTTAGTATCAGAAACGGCGGCAGCGGCGCTCTACGTGACTGTAAAGCCTCTTACGAGTGGTTAGACAGCTTCGACACTATTGTCGTCTGCTTCGATGCTGACGAGGTTGGTGTTAAAGCGGCTGACGAGGTGGGGCAGTTGTTCGGCGGCAAGGCTAAGATTGTAAAGCACAAGAAAGACCATAAAGACGCTTGCGACTACTTGCTAGTTAATGACGTTCAGCTGTTCAATCAAGCCTTCTGGGACGCTGAAGCCTACGTGCCTGATGGAATCATTAACGGTGCTACCCTGTGGGACGATGTTAATACGCCGCTAGCCTTGGCTGAGGTTCAGTATCCCTTTGACGGCATCAACGCAATCACTTACGGCATACGCACAGGTGAGTTAGTGACTGTAACGGCAGGCAGTGGGTTGGGTAAGTCTCAATTCCTACGTGAAGTTGTCTGGTCTACCCTTCGTGAAAGCCAAGACAATATCGGCTTGCTGTTCTTAGAAGAAAGCATTAGGAAGACAGGTTTGTCGTTGATGTCTCTAGCGGCTGAGAAGCCCCTGCACCTACCTACAACGACCAGTACAGAGGAAGAGCGTAGACGCGCCTTCGATGCTACGTTAGCTAATGAGCGGCTCTATATGCTAGACCACTTTGGCTCTACTGATGTCGATAACATTGTCGGTCGTGTACGCTACATGGCTAAAGCGCTAGACTGTCGTTACGTGTTTCTTGACCACGTGTCCATTGTTGTGTCGGCACAGGCTAACCTAGACGAGCGCAAAGCGTTAGACGAGATAATGACTAAGCTGCGTATGCTTGTACAGGAGACAGGTATAGCGTTGTTCGTTGTCAGTCACCTGAAGCGACCTGAGAACAAAGGTCACGAGGAAGGCGCTGCAACGTCTCTGTCACAGCTGCGCGGCAGTGCATCAATAGCACAGCTGAGCGATATAGTGTTAGGTTTGGAGCGTGACGGACAGGCTGAAGACCACATGACTAGAAACACCACGACTGTGCGTGTACTGAAGAATCGGTTTAGTGGTGAAACAGGCAGGTGTGCTGAGCTGTATTATGACAAGGACACTGGCAGGATGACTGAGACAGTATTTGATGAACGCGCACTATAGTGTAGAAATGAAACATATATGGCGCATTAAAGTGTTTTATGTGTCATATAATGTACAAAGCGTCATATAAGACGCATCTAACTTAAGGAGCAAAGACAATGAACATTGAAGATACTTTTTTAGTGGATTGTGGTAGAGGACACAGTTACGCAATGGTGGTTGGTGAAGACCCTACAGAGTACCCCTGCCCTTTCTGTACTGACCTGATGACGTTACACAACAAACTTAATAGCCTATGGCGCATAACTGATAAGGAGTTTGACTAATGAAGTGCTTAGCGTGTGACACAACACTGACAGACTACGAGGCTACACTGAGGGACGTTAACACCTTCGAGTACGTTAGTGAGTGCTTAGAGTGTCTTCGTAGCTCTAACGGAGTCTTTGACCTGACAGAACGAATAGACCTGAAGACTGTTAACGATATTGACTTAGACATTGATATTTCTTAATTGTCTTACAATAGGAGGAGGCTAAGATTGTTAACAGTTGACATCGAGACAAACCTAAAGCACGACACTATCTGGCTTGCCTGTGCCGAGGATGTTGACACTGGCGAGCTGACAGACCACACCTCACCTGAGACGTTACAGGCGTTGATTAATAAACATTCACAAATAGTGACACACAACGGCATCGGGTTTGACATACCAGTGCTTGAGCGTGTGTGGGGATTGGACTTTACAGGTAAGGAGCAAATAGACACCTACGTACTATCCTGCCTGTACAGTCCTGCAATGCAAGGAGGACACTCGCTGTCGGCTTGGGGCGGTAGGTTAGGCTTTCCTAAGGGAGACTTTACAGACTTCGATGGTGGATTGTGTGACGAAATGATTACTTACTGTAGGCAAGACGTTCGCGTCACTACTAAGACGTATCAGCGGCTAGACAAGTTACTGACCAAGGACGGATTCACCCAAGAGAGTAGAGACTTAGAACACGCTGTGACTAAGGAGTTGGTGTTGCAACGTCAGAATGGCTTTAAGCTAGACTTAGGCAAGGCCAACACGCTGTACAGTTCGTTGACGTTTCGTATGCGTGAGATTGAGCAGGAGTTACAGGCAGTATTCCCGCCAATAGTGTCTGAGCGTTGGTCTGAGAAGACAGGAAAGCAGCTTAAAGATAAGGTTGAGGTGTTTAACGTAGGCAGTAGACCACAGATAGTTAAGCGTCTACAGTCTGTTGGCGTTAAGTTCACAAAGAAGACTGACGGCGGCGGCTTTAAAGTAGACGAGACAATACTAGAAGACATAGAACACCCGCTAGCACAGCTTGTTGGTGAGTATCTGTTGGTACAGAAACGAGCAGCGCAGGTTAGTTCTTGG